TAACAATCCACAATCCTAACTTCACCATTGCTACGCCTTTGGGCAAATATAATTACGGTGGAGTCATTCATGCCCAAATCCCACCAAGTTTCGACCGGTAGATTTTCGTCAATTTCAAAATCTTGTATTCGGTTTTCTTGTTCTAATTCTTCAATAATGCTACCAAAATAAGAACCGCTAATTCCGGCTTGAAATGAGCATTCAAATTCTTGTTCGTAACTTTCCGGCGACATCGCCAATTTTGCTGCTTCTAATTCTTCTTTAGGAATAATTTTAGTTTGACTAGCTTTGAAAACGCATGTGAACCAATCCTTTTGCGATTTAGCTTTCTCATGTAAATCAAAAAACCAATTACGACCCATTGGCGTACCTATGAATATAGCGAAGCCTCTTCGGTCGGATAAGCAAGGCCGTAAAATAGTATCAAACAAATCCGGCGATATATTTTGTGTTTCGTCAACAATAATTCCGTCAAAGTATTGCCCTCTTATGGCCGAACTATTTTCCGCCCCAATAATTTGAATACGGCTATTGTTGACGGAAAAATCAACCCTTAATTCTGATTCGTTAAATTTAGTTCCAGGTATGGCGGCCGAAAATTGCTTTAGGTAATCCCAAGCGGTGCTTTTCCCTTGCAATCTATATGGCGAAATAAAGGCGTATCTTGGGTAGGGGTTTTTGTTCGTCAAGGCCGCCTTAATTAAATGGTTTATAGCAAAGACTGTTTTACCGCCTCTTCTATGAACTATTACAACATTAAATCGGTTGACATCGCATTTTTGATGCAAAAATTTTTGGATTTCCCTAGGTGTATAAGGAATAACAATTTGTTTCATATTTAAACAAAACCCCCCTAATGTAAGGTTACATTTGGATAAGGGTCTTCTTTTTCAATCGGTTGGATAAATTGTTCTTTTAAAAATTCGGAAAAATTGTGTGCCTCTAGTTCGGAGTCGAATCCTTGAAAATGTGAAACTACAACCGGTTTATTGGTTTTAGTATCTTTCATAATAAAAATTATTGTTTTTAATATAAGGTCATCCATTTTGTTTATATATACCACCCATCTAATTATTACAAACGCCGGTCGGCAAAAAAGGGAAGCCGGTCAAATAAAACCCCCCAGATTTAATAAATAGAACCAATTATGGCCAAATTATTACTAACGATAATTCATCATTACTGCTAGAAATAATTCCGATAACTAAACATTACCGGAAATGGCCTTGCTAATTAGAATCATTCAAGAACAAAACAAGAACACCTCACATATATAAAATGCTTTTTGTTTGTGCAAGAAATGGCAAACTATCAATTAAATCAATACTTTTAAACCAAAGCAAAGATAAAAAATAATAAATTAATTCAATATTTATTCATAATTTAGTCTATTTATTGTTCCAACTTATATTAATTGGTTCGTTTTGTGAACCTTTAAGCGTCAAAACTTCGGCTTGTTTGCCATATTTTTTACTAGCTAACTTACTAGCCGACCATTGGCTTGAAGCTACAATAATTTTATAAAGATTAACTAAATTTTGACCGGCCTTGCCGTCTATTTCGCCGGATTCTATTTTTGCTTCAAGTTCTAGTCTTTTGTCTTTCAAGTTTGATAATTCTAAATCAATAGCAAGTTCTTTTGACTTTTGGTATCTATCCATTAAATTTGAATCGCTTACTAATTCTTTTCTAAAACTTGTCCAAGTATATTGAATATCTTCCCTTTCAAATATTTGTCTAATAGTTAAACCATCAGCTATTAAATCTAAAATCTTTTCAGCTAATTTATCGGTTAATTTTCTTTTTCTTCCTACCATAATTTTAATTCCTTTCTAGGGTTGGGGGCGGTAAGAAAGGAAAGAGAACCGCCCTCCAACGAAGTAGCTACTTAATAAAACATGCGAAAGGGTTGTTGCATGTGTGGTATTTATACAACACACTGTTACATAATTACCAGTCAAAAAAACCCTTTTTTTCCCTAAATCTTCGCTTATCAAGGGTAATGGGATTTATATTAATTATTTCTTTTTCTAGCATATCGTCAATAATACATTCAACGGTGAATTTACCAAAACGGCCATTTTCCCAAATCCAAACCAACTTTCCAACGGACAAGATTCCGGCTTTATATTCTTGATTTAGCTTAATACAAATTTCAACCTTTTCTTTAAAAGTATAAGAATTGTTTTTTGTTGGTTGTAATTCCTTGCCTTTAAAATAGTAAGGCAGGGGGGTTACCGGATAACTATTAGACATTTAAACTAACCCTTAAAACCTTTTAATTTCTTAAACCCTTTTATATATTTAGTATTTTGAGTATTAGTATTACTCTTCTTAATACTACCCATTTTTTGGGTAATCGGTTGCCCAAAATTTGGGTAGGGCAATACTACCTTATTAGGAATAGCTAATTCGTACTTATTAGCCGAAGTCTTTCTAATTACCTTTAAATAGCCAAATTTAATAAGTTCGGCCTTGCAATTTTGTAAAGTATTCAAGCTAATCCCCAGCTTTATTAACAGCGTCTTATTTCTTAAAGTCCGGTATTTTTCCGATAAGCTACGCAAATAGCTAAATAATAGCTTTGCGTCATTTGATAAATCTTCATCCCAAATCACTTGATTCGGAATCATTGAAAACCCTTTATTTTTCATAAACCCTTTGCCGGACATCTATATACCCTTTTTTTGGGTAATCAAATAAAAAAAAATGAAGAACAAACCAAGAACATAGCTATATATTACTTGTATAACTTTTGTATTATGTTATTTTTATTTATGATTCGTAATTTACAAATTAAACAAAAGGAGGGAAATATGAATCTACAAACAATAAAACAATTTATTAATAAAAATAAATTATCAATAACAAGCGACTACGCCGATAGTAACCCTAATATGGCAAATTCGGATAATATGAACCATTACAAAGTTACTATTAAAAGAAAGTTCAAGCTAAACGGAAACCATTTAGATACTAGGTACGGCTTTAGACAAATGACGATTCCTTATAGTCAAGGGTTGGCACATACCGAAAGCCCTAAATTAGATTCTGTATTGGATTGTTTATTAACCGATTCAATTGGGGTTGACGGCGTTATATTTGAGGATTTTTGTTCAGAATTTGGTTATAACGAAGACTCAATAAAAGCAAAAAAAGTATATGAAGCATGTAAAAAGAATAGCAAAAAACTAAAAAATTTGCTTGGTTCTACTTATTTTGAACTTATTAAATGCGAAAGGTTATAATATGAAAAACAAAGATTATACTTCAATTTGCGATATTTTAACTAAACAATTAAAGCGTAAATGTTTCCCATTTATGACATTTGGCGAAGTACATAGGTTGAAATATCCACAACTTTACAAATACCCAATAGAAAAACACTACAAAGAACCAAAAAGAAAGACTTTTATTTATGTAGTTTTAGGGCTTTTAGTTGTATTAGTCTTGTATATTTCATGGCTTTTGATATAAATTATATAGAAAGGAATCAATATTATGCCTAAAAAAATGCAATTTAACCAAAGGGAAATTCTAGCGGTTAATAATCCGGAATATTTTACTTGTATCAATTGGAAGCCGTTAGGGGATAGACAACGATTCGAATACCCTAACAAGCAAGAAGCCATTCAAAAAGGTAAAAGCATTGTTAAGCAAGACGATAAAGCTAAAATAATGATTTATGCCGTTAATGGTTCTAATATGGCTTTAGTTGATAGCTTCAAGGGTTCGGCATGGAAATAGTAAAAGGTTTAGTTAAAAACACAATTAAGGTGGTTTTAACTTGTTCAATTATTTTTTTTTGTAGTTGTTACCTTTTACTAATGCTTTTAGTTTAATGCCAAATGCAAGGGATAAACTTTGGGAAGAATTAAAAAATATTTGTAATAAAAATGCCGAAGTTCAAGGCGTTAAATATTGGGAATATATTTTAAAAGCTAAAGACTATGTTCCTTTAAAAGATTTAAAGGAATGGATTAAGAAAGAAGAAATTGAACAAATTAAGAAGCAACAAGAAGAAGATAAGGCCTATCAAGAAAGGGTGAAACATGGCGGAAGATTTTAAACAAACCGAAGAAAATATTCAAGTTGATTTATTCGGTAATGAAGTAACCAAAAAATTTGAATTAAGGGATAAATACATAGAACCGCCATTTTCGGTATTTGATACCAAGCAAGGTACTTGGCAAAGAAGACGGAATAAATGGAAAGCGTTAGGAATAGAAAGCGAACTAGGGCGAAAAGTTGATGGAGCTCATTTTGCCGGTAGGCATAGACAAGCCGAACGAAGCGGAAAGAAACCGGCCGAATCTACCCAAAGAATATTAGATGTTGGCGAACATAGTATATTTGACCCTGTTGTTTGTGAATTGGCCTATTTGTGGTTTAGCGGTAAAGAAAATGCAAGGATATTAGACCCATTCGCAGGGGGTTCGGTTAGGGGTATTGTTGCGGCTACTATGGGGCATGATTATACCGGCATTGAATTACGCCCTGAACAAGTTGAAAGCAACATTGAACAAGCTAACAAAATTTTTGAAGAAAAAGAGAAGAAGCCCAAATGGATTGTAGGCGATTCAAATAAAATTTTAGATAATCTTAATGACGGCGTACAAAGTAACCAATTGGAAGAATTTGATTTTATATTTAGTTGTCCGCCTTATGGTAATCTTGAAATTTATAGCGATATGCAAGACGATATTTCCAACATGGAATACCCACAATTTTTAAAAATTTACGAATCAATAATTGCAAAGTCATGCAATTTATTAAAACAAGGAGAACTAGCTTGTTTTGTTGTGGGCGAATTTAGGGACAAGAAAGGCCATTTCTACGGCTTTGTGCCGGACACCATTAGGGCTTTTACTAAATGTGGAATGAAGTTCTACAATGAAATCATTTTATTAAATGCTATCGGTTCGGCTAGTGTAAGGGCTTCAACGTCTATGAAAAATAGAAAGGTTGTTAAGATACATCAAAACGTATTAGTTTTTCAAAAGATATGACAATTAAAAAAGATTTA